CGACTTGTGTAACCGTGTAAACACCATTGTTTGCTTGCGTGACTTCGTTTTTAACCAGTATTCGGTTTGTGGCAACAGTAACCGTTGAGTCCACAGACAGAACGCCATTGCCAGTTGCTGTAAGCGTTGCCCCTACCCCAGATGTTCCGTTGTTGTAAGTATTGGCTGGCAGTGCTGCGGTAGTTGCCAAATCCACAGCCTCATGGAAATGAATGCCGGATGCGATAGCGTCAGCGTACTGCTTGTTAACAATGTCTGTATTGCTAGTTGGAGCCGTGGTAATTGTGCCCGTAGTCAACGCAATAGACGTAGCTGTAATTGCCCCGTATGAAGTGGGAACCACCACACCAGCCGCATTTAGCCACACTCCTTGGGAGGATGGGTAAGTTACAAATACATCTTTTGGGTTGCTGGTAAAAGTAACCAACGACCCGCCGTTGCTAGAAGACAGCACAGTGTCACGAGACAGTGCAGTTCCAGAGGAAGTATACGTACCAACACCGACTTCCCATGCGCCTGTAGCATTGTCTACGATAGCGTAATAAGTTGTGTTTCCGTTACCTACGGCGGCAAAAGATTGAAAGCCTGTGACTGCGCCGGCAAGCGTCAGTGTGCCCGTCCCCGCCGTTGTGGACGTTTCTTTGACCCGATCTTTTAGTACTAACGCCATTTTTTGTCCTTACGATGGGATATTTGTCCAACCGGGGGTTTGTTCATCGTTTATGGTTGTCCAGCCGCTGCCCTGCGTATTGTTGATATTTTGCCAGTTTGCGCTCTGCGTGTCATCAATTACCGCCCAAATAATCGCATCGCCAATATTGACGTAAAGCTGAATACCCGTTGGACGTGCATTAACTTCTTTAACGGCAGAAGGAGCGTCTGCACCCACAGCACCTTCAGCCACAACTGCACCAAAAATAACCTTGACTAGATACTCATCTGTAGCTGACGCACTCTCGGCAAGCACGGCATTAAGAATTTTGGCGGAAGCAAACTCGTCAAACACCAACCCCATTTCTTCAACGGCTGCAACAAAGTCTGCCCGAGAAATATAAGAATCTGCCCCAGTAGCAGCTTCAGCAATAGCCCCAACAAAGGTAGCTATAGCACTGTTTGCATCTGAAGCCGTAGCGGATTCCGCACGGGCTACATTGAATATGTTGTTGATGGTGTTAAACGTGTCGGTGCCCGTAGCCGTTTCTGACCTAATTGCAAACATATTAGCAATTGCTGATTGCACGGCATTAGCCGCAGCAGCTTCTACAGACTGCCCACCATAAATAACTTCAACAGACTGTGTGTTGTTTGCAACTGCGGATTCAGAAATGTCGACACCAAACGTAGCCCCGCCTAATGCGGCGAAGGGTGACTGCGCAAATGTTACATCTCCAAACACCGCTCTACCTATCAGGCAGCGTCAAGGGAGAACTGATACGTTACGTTCAATGTATCGCCACTGGCCACAGACTTGTCACCGCCTGTGAAATCACCGGCAGAGAACAGCACACCAGAGTTATCAGTAGTAGATGCCAAGAAAGCACCAGCAACGGTGGCCGTACCATTTATGGCAAAAGCAGAGGGTGATGCTGAGTTGCTAATCACCGATGGGTCTGCTGTAGAGGCTGTGCCAAAAGTCACAGTCTTGCGGCTACCTGTGTAGTCCGTGTTTTCTGTCCAGCCAGCGTGGGATGCCAATGTATCACCAGCAGCGTAAGTTGTGCCAGAGCCGGGGCCAGTCACCAAACCCAAGTACCAAACAGCCGTGTAGCCAGAACCCTTGAAAAAGGTTTGGTTCATGTACTGCAAACCTTCGTTTACAACTAGGTTGTGAAAAGTATCAGACCACTTTTCAACCCCGTCCGGGCCTACGCAAGTCACGGTATAAACGCCGCCAGCAGAAGCTGAATCGCCGCTCTTGGGGAATGTCAACAGCCCAGCAGACACGGTGTCTTGGGCTTTGCTTTTTTCTGTACTCATGGTGCGTCCTTAAGAGATGCGAACGATGGCATTGTTTGCATCGGGCGTTGGGAAAATGATTGTGAATGTGTCGTTGCTGACTGTCTTATCCGAACCAAAATCTAGCACTGCAACAGAAGGATTGCCTGAAGCCGTGTCGTTGTATATCAAAGCGCCGCGACAAATAAATGTGGCGTTAGTCCAAGAAGTGTTGTTGAACGATATATAAGCCGTAGGAACGCTGCTAGAGTTGTTGCCAGACGTTGGAGACGTGGAAATAACTAGCGTATTGCCCCCAGCCGTATAGCCTGTACCCACAACTTCCCCGCTGGTCGTATACGCAGTTGTTGTCGGGCCGACATTTGCAACGGCTGTATATAGCGCAATCTTAAATGTGTTTGGTGATGTAGGGCCAAAGTTGTGAATTGCTTGAAGCAGTTCAACTTTAAAGCTCGTGGTTGCGGTTTGTGCAATCGACATATCAAGTTACCTTTTGTCTGTACTGGCCAGAACGATACGCGTCCTGACGCTCCATACCATCGCCCAGACGCTTGGCCAAACCTAGTGCTTCTTGGTACTTCTGATTGTACAGGCCCATCATGTCGGTCTCGCCCTTCATGTAGGTGTACGCTTCGACCAAAGACCCGTAAAGCAGCACAGAGTCAAAGTTATCACCAAGCCACGTAGTACTGGCCGTCACAATGGATTGCGGGTAGTAGTAATAGTGCAACTCAACAGGGTAAACAGCGTCTGGTGTTGGGCCAAGAATAAACGACAACTCGTTAACATCATTGGTCTGTGCGCCAAACAAAGCGTAGTACTTAGGGATCCCCGTAGCGTTTGCGTTGGGATACGCCTGACGAATAAAGTTAACGTCTTTATTCAACAAATACTCATATTCACCTGTGGCCAGTGTGCCGTCAACCACAGCCATAGAGTACACCGCTAAAAAGTCAGACGGGCATGCCAGATACTTATTGCCACTTGTGGTTGCCCCAGTCACGTTCTTGCGAAGTGACGGGAACTGAACCGAATTGTAAATACGCTGCTCAGCCTGCTGAACGAACACGGGTATATTAGCAATAAAACTTGCTTCAGTATTCTCCGTGTACGCCTGAATATTAGCGCTGAGTGCGGCGTAATTCATGCCATTGGGCCTCGTGCCATCACACCTTTAGTCGCGCAACCTGTGCCACGAATCTTGATGCCTGACGTTTTAGTGCCGGGGTAAGGGTTGCTACGCTCGTTGGCAACACCCATGTTTGCCTTCAACGCTTCCTTGACCGGCATCTCACCAACAATAACGGTTGGTTTTTTAGTGGGTTGTTTGTATGTAGCCATGATTAGCCTCCACGACCAACGGAACGCTGGTTTGCAATTTTGGCCATATTACGGCCCATCTTTAGCATGTCGCTGTTGGTCTTGCCACCAGCACGCAGCTTAGTCATGGGCTTACCGGGGTGCATAGCTTTCTCATGCTTGCCGACAGCAGACTTAATCATCTTTTTGTCTTGGGCTAAATCTTTCTTGTCCATATCAGGCTCCTATTTGTATCGTTACTGTACCAACTTCTGCGTATAAAACCAAGTAGTTTGGCGTTAGCGCGCTATCAAAACCTCTTGCACCACCAACAGGGTTCCAACCCCACTGGTAGATCCTACTACCCGAAGCTGGGTAGCCGTCCGCATCAAGGGCATTACTGTTCGTTAAATCGATCTGTAAGCCCGTTGTTCCAGACTGGTAGTAGCTCAGGTCAGGACGAGGATTGCGCAGCCCCTGCGGGTCATCTACAGGGTACATACCCAACTGTAGTTGCGGTTGATCCGGATCCCAACATGTACTGCAAACCAAAAGATTGTAAACCTTGGTTTTGATAACTTCTTTGCGCAGGTCAGTCAGCTTAAAACGAAAGCCGCAACGATCGCATTCGGCAATCGCATTTTTACCCGATGCAAACCTATTGCCCATTAGGTTCCGCTCCCAATAAACATTTGTCTAGGCACAAAGCGCACAGCCGCTTTCTCGCGGTCTTCGCTGGCAGCCAAGTCCCAAGCCTCGTCGTACTGTTGCTTCAAAATCTGTAAACGCTCAAGTCCACCGGGGACTTTCAATGCAAGGTAGTACGCTAGCCCTGCGGCCAAACAGTTTACAAATCTAAACGGAATGTCCATTGTGTTGATGCCGTCCCCTGCGTCTTGTACACGGCGCATGCGCCAGTAAACAAACTGGTACGTAGTTCCCGCATTAGGGGTTGGCCAAACAGTAATACTGTTCTTTTGCACCAGCGTTATCGTATCGCTAACCGAATGGGACGCAGCAGTTGTGCCGTCTTGTCCTCGGCAGCAGTTGAGCAAATATGCTGGCTCTGTGGCAGTAGCCACACTGACTTCGTTGTAAAAAATCAGTTCCGTGCCAATACGGATAAAACCTGCGTTGGGCAAACCTTCAAGCGTGGTAACAGGAATAGATGTGGCGGTAGAAGAAAAAGCTGCTTGTACCAAAGCCGCAGTCAACGCAGAATTGGCTGACAAACGCTGGATATACACTTGAATAGGCCGCGCCTGAATTAACTTGTTAGGGATCGTAGCGTAGGTAGAAACACTGATGCGTGTGATCGTCAAGTCAGCTTGGTTGTTGACTACGTTCTGGTTTGTGCGAATCACATGTTCCAGTAAGTCAACAGTATCGTCTGGCAGTGCGTACGTGGGCTGGCCTGTAACAAGGTTGATTGTCCCTTGCTCAAACGTCCACATGTTCACACCACGATTAGCCCAATCAGCAAACAAAAGGTTTAATGAACGACGAGCTGTGCGTAAGTCATAGCCCGTGCGCAACTCGGAACCGACGCGCTCAAACGCTTCCTCGACCATTTCGGACAAGTCAAGGTTAAAGCTGGAAATTCCAGAAGTTGTCATCTAAATCCCGCCGTTTTCTTTGCAATCGTTTTTGGTTGCGCTACGAATTGTTTTCCGGCTTTTTTGCCAGCACGTTTCGCACGCGTTGTCGCAGCGTACTCAGCAGGGCTGAGACTTTTAATCGCAGCACTAGGAAGGTATCGCTCACCCGTGTCAGAAGATTTTTTACCACTTTTGGTTCTCCATTTTTGGTCGCCCCAATCCTTCAATGATTTTTGAGGCGCTTTCAATCTCGGTAACCCCCGCCAGCCGCCTTGTATTTTTTGGCAACTAGCTGAGCTTTACGCGCTGACCACTGACCTGCGCCAGTACCCTGCGTTGCTGCGGCTTTTACTTGAGACACAATCCTCTTGCGAAGACTCGGTTTTGTGTAATTGCCAGCAG